GTCCAGATTTGGAGTTATTATGATACAAGCAGAACGTGAAACTATAGATAGAATTATTCAAGCTAGCCAAAAGAAAGTATGGGTTACTTTCCAACGTGAAGGTATTCATTGTTTTCCAGCGGCAGCTACTGATCCTAACCTAGCAGATGTTGCATTCTTAGCTAGTCCACACCGTCATATATTCCATTTCCGTGTGGCTATAGATGTATTCCATGATGATCGTGAACTAGAGTTTATACAGTTTAAACGCTGGTTGGAGTCATTATATGTAAATACAGTATTACAACTAGATTATAAAAGTTGTGAAATGATAGCAGATGATCTATACACACAGATCGCTGCAAAGTATCCCAATCGTGATGTTTGGATAGAAGTATCTGAAGATGGCGAAAATGGGTGTTATGTTGAGTACAACTGTACTCGTCCTTATCAATCTGTCACTGTATAGGAGATTTATCGTGGCAAATCCAAATTGGGTTAACAAGTATCTACGTATGACCCCAGAAGTACGTCAAATTTTCAATGACTTAGACGCATGGTGTAACTACTGTCGTTTCCGTATGATCAAATACGATCCTGCTGATCTATATAGATCACCAGAGTATAAAGAATGGATGGAACGTCGTAAGAAACGTCAACAATGGCAGGCTCGTAATGGTCATGTTAGTTATAATAATAGAAACAATAGAGGACAATAATGACTGTATTTCTAGTTGATCTAGAAAGTGTTGAAACAAGGTACACCGGACAGTGGAAAAGTCATGTACCTAATTTATTAAAGGAACAAGGACACGATGTATATATCATTGACGGACCAAGTGATATCCCAAGTGCTACTACCCCTGGTGCTTTTCTTAATTTTGGCGGTACTAATATCTACAAAGCCCGGCAAGTTGAAACTATCGGCAGGTTATTTTGTGATGGTGCAGTTAGCTCTGGTGATCACTTTATTTTTACTGATGCATGGCATCCTGGAATTATTAATCTAAAGTATATGAGTGAGCTACTTGGCATTCCTGTCAAGATTCACGCACTGTGGCACGCTGGTAGTTATGATCCACAAGACTTCTTAGGTCGTCTTGTTGGTGATAAGCCCTGGGTGCGTCACGCAGAAAAGAGTTTCTTTCATGCTATCGATTATAACTACTTTGCTACAGACTTTCACATTCGTATGTTTGAAGAAAATTTGTTTGCTGGAGAAGTAGATAAGAGTAAAATTGTACGCACAGGTTGGCCGATGGAATATATGCAGCCAACATTGGAAATATTTAAAGAATTGCCCAAACGTGATCTTATCTTATTTCCACATCGCATTGCTCCAGAGAAACAGGTAGAAATATTCCGTGATCTCAAAGCGGCATTACCGCAATATGAGTTTATTGTCTGTCAAGATACACCTTTAACTAAAGTACAGTATCATGCCTTACTAGCGACAGCTAAGATCGTGTTTAGTGCTAACCTACAAGAAACACTAGGCATTAGTATGTATGAAGGTGCACTACTTGGTGCTATTCCTTTAGTGCCAGATCGATTAAGTTACAGTGAAATGTTCAGTAAGATTTGGAAATACCCAAGTGCTTGGACAGAATCTTGGGATAATTATCAACAGCACAAACAAGAACTCATTGCTAATATTGTTGACCTTATGGACAATTACAATGACTATGCTGACTATGTTCCACAACAGGCCGCTAGTCTAACCAGCAATTTCTTCTCTGCAACTAAACTCCTAGAAAACATTCAGTAATGGGCTTTGAAAAGATCACAGAGTTTGAACGAGCACTAGCTCAGTTCACAGGTGCACCATATGCAGTTATGACTGACTGCTGTACTCATGCTATCGAACTTTGTCTGCGTTATCATCAGCATACACGTGTATTATTTCCAGCACATACCTATCTTAGTATTCCTATGACCATGCATAAGTTGGGTATCAGTTACGAACTAACCGACAAACCTTGGATCGGCGAATATCAATTTATTGGTACACGCATCTGGGATAGTGCTAGACTGCTTAAACAAGATATGTATCGACCAGGTCAACTACAGTGTCTAAGTTTTGGTTATGGTAAACCACTTGAGATTGGACGTGGTGGCGCTGTTTTAACCGATGATGTAGAAGTCTACAACACACTCAAACATCAATGTTATGATGGTCGTGACTTGTCTATCAGTCCTTGGGAAGATCAAAAAGTATTTAAGGTTGGTTATCACTATAAACCCACTATAGAAGAAGCTGTGATTGGTTTAGAAAAATTATCTCTGGTAGACCAAACACCTAAATATTATCAGTATCCGGATCTGCGTGAAATTATTATCGAATAATTTGACTAGACCTAAATAAACCTATATACTATTAACTATAACCCAATCTATTGGAGATTAAATTGAGCGATAAACTAATTAGTGAAAGAATTCTTGAACGTATCAAGGCAGATGGTGCTAGATATTGGGCAGGAGATAATATTTCCGAATACATTTTAGACAGTGAAAAAGCAGAACTAATTGATGAACTAACAGGTAAATTTGAAGGTGTTTTAGACAGTTTACTAATTGATCGTCATGAAGATCCAAACAGCCAAGGTACAGCACATAGACTAGCAAAAATGTACATACATGAAATCATGTCTGGACGTTATGATCCGGCACCTAATGCGACAGCGTTTCCAAATGATAGCGAGGATAGATATGAAGGTATGTTGGTTGTACGTAGTGAACTTCGTAGTATGTGTAGTCATCACCATCAGCCTGTCGCTGGTGTTGCTTACATCGGACTCATTGCTGCTCAAAAGCTCATTGGTCTTAGCAAATATACTCGTATTGCTCAATGGTGTGCTCGTCGTGGTACCCTTCAAGAAGAATTAGCTAACGATATCGCTCGTGAGATTGTAAAAGCAACAGGTGCTACAGATGTTGCTGTATATATCCAAGCAACGCATGGTTGCTGTGAGAATCGTGGTATCATGGCACATAGCAGTTTAACACAGACTACAGTACTTAAAGGTGCGTTTAAAGATGATCAAGGTACTAAGAAAGAGTTCTTTGACAACATTAAACTACAACAGGAGTTTGCACCCAGATGAGTAATTTAAAAGATCAAGCATTAGAATATTTTATAGCATTCTCAAACAAAGAGTTAGACGCACTTGCTGACATGTTTGATGATCATGTGACCTTACGTGATTGGGAAATGTCTGCGTCGGGTAAGACTGCTGTATTGGCTGCAAATAAAAATATATTTGACAGTGTAGAAACAATCACAGTTACTCCATTAAAGTTGTATCAAGATGACAATACTGTATCCGCAGAAATATCAATTGATGTTTATGATAATGATGGTGTAACTACTGTATTAAAAGTAGTTGACGTGATCGAGTTTGTAGGCGATAAGATCAGAAGTGTCAGAGCATATAAAGGATAAGCAATGAAAAAGTTATACGTAGATGATCAGCAGATCCGTGAATACGTTAATAAAATCTCATATCAGATGTATAAAGACAATTGGCGTCCAGACTATATTGTAGGACTTACCCGCGGAGGACTTGTTCCCGCGGTGTATATGAGTCATATGTTAGATATTCCCATGGAAACATTAAAAGTAGCCCTACGTGATGGTGAGGGTGGCGAAAGCAACTGTTGGATGGCAGAAGATGCCTTTGGATATCTAAGTGCTAGTGAAATTCCTAGACCCAAAGATGAACCCACCAGTGATTCAGCACTACGTAAAAACATCTTGATCTTAGATGACATCAATGATACAGGTGCTACACTAGATTGGATTATTGAAGATTGGCAAGGTATAAACTTACCAAATGATCCAGCCTGGTCAGATGTATGGGGCAACAATGTGCGATTTGCAGTATTATTTGATAATCTGAGCAGCAAGTTTAGCCGTAAGGTTGACTACAGTGCTGTAGAAATAAACAAAGCCGAAGAAGATGTTTGGATTGTTTATCCTTGGGAGCGGTAATTGACTTTTTTCAATAATAATAGTAAACTAATAGGATGGATGGCTAACGTCATCACTGTTGTTGGAGTAGTATTCACCAGTTTTGATGTCTATCCACTTAACATTATTATATTGTCTATTGCCTGTTTGTTTTGGATAGTGACTGGTATCATTTGGAAGAAGCCAGAACTATGGACACTTAACGCTATTATATTTTTAATTTATGTATATGGATTGATTAGATGATCGCAGATAAAACACAAGAAGCATTGATCATCTTACAGGAAGAGTGCGCCGAAGTTATTCAAGCGGCTAGTAAGATATATCGCTTTGGTATAGATAACGAACACAAGTCAGGTGCTACACAGCGAGCTAATTTAGAAATGGAAATTGGTGATGTCATGGCATTAATAGATATTTTAGTTGAGCAAGGTGTAGTTGACCTAAATAACATTAACATTGCTAACGCAAACAAAAAAGAAAAACTAAAGAAATGGTCGAGCTTATATGAGTAAACTTAAAGTCAGTGAAATATTCTATTCAGCACAGGGCGAAGGACGCTTTATTGGTGTGCCTAGTGTGTTCTTAAGAACCTTTGGTTGTAACTTTACCTGTGGTGGATTTGGTATGAAGGATCGCACACAGATGAGTACTGAACGTGAGTTCATTGATCCAACAAAATATCGTATCTACGAAGAACTTCCGTTAGTTAATACTGGCTGTGATAGTTATGCATCGTGGGATCCTAAGTTTAAGAACTTTAGTCCGCTGTTAGAAATTGATGCAGTGGCTAAACGTCTTACAGATTTGGTTCCAAGCAACAGCTGGATCATGCCTAATGGTAATGATACACATTTGGTCATCACAGGTGGTGAGCCTCTGTTAGGTTGGCAACGTGCTTATCCAGAACTATTAGATCATGAAGAGATGTTTAACTTATTAAACTTAACATTTGAAACTAACGGTACACAAGAATTACATGAAGATTTTGCCAAGTATCTAAAACTATGGAATCGTGGTAGTCGTGAGATAACATTCAGTGTAAGTGCTAAACTATCGGCAAGTGGTGAGAAGTGGGAAGATGCTATTAAACCTGAGATTGTTAAATCATATGAACGTGTTGGTACTACCTATCTTAAGTTTGTAGTTGAGAATCCAAAAGATTTCGATGAAGTAGATCGTGCTGTAGCAGAATATCGTAAAGCAAAATTCAAAGGTGTAGTTTATATTATGCCAGTAGGTGGTGTGGTTAAGGTCTATGATGGTAATAAATTTAATGTAGCTGATGAAGCTATGCGTCGTGGTTATTATTACAGCCCAAGGTTACATGTTGACCTTTGGGGTAACAGTTGGGGAAAATGATAACAGTTTATATTGATAAAGAAAAATGGAGTGAAATAACCATTTGGTGTTTGGATTATTTTGGTCACGATAATTGGAAATTCCATGACGGACCGTGTAGAATTGAATTTAATAATGAATATGACAGAGTGCTATTTGCACTTAAATGGGGAGTTTAATGAGTTATCTATTTACAAGTGAAAGTGTTAGTGAAGGACATCCGGATAAGGTAGCAGATGCTATTAGTGATGCTGTGTTAGATTTAATGATGCGTGAAGGTAATAAGGCCTATCGTTGTGCTTGCGAAACCTTAGTAACTACTAATCGTGTAGTCATCGCTGGTGAATACAAAGGCATTTACAATCACTTAGAAGTTGAAAATGCTGTGCGTCGTGTTATACGTGATATTGGCTATGAGCAAGATGGATTCCATTGGGAAACCGTGGATATTACTAATTTAATGCATGGTCAGTCAGCTGATATCGCCCTAGGCACGGACACATTTGGTGCTGGTGATCAAGGACTTATGTTTGGTTATGCTACAAATAAAACACCTAACTATATGCCACCAACTATTTACTACAGTCACAAGATTGTAGAAGCACTAGCAAAGTTACGTAAAGAAGGTGCTACTTGGTTAGGCCCTGATGCTAAATCACAGGTAACATTAAAGTTTAACGATGATCATTCACTCAGTCACGCCGCTAAGATTGTATGTTCGACACAGCATACAGAAGCAACAGATATTGAGACTGTTCGTGCTAATGTAGAAAACATTATTAGAACTGTATTACCAGCAGAACTTATTACTAGTGAAACAGAGTTCTTGATCAATCCAACTGGTCGATTTGTTATTGGTGGCCCAGATGGTGACACTGGATTAACTGGACGTAAGATTATTGTTGATACTTATGGTGGTAGTTGCCCGCATGGTGGCGGTGCGTTCTCAGGTAAGGATCCTACCAAGGTAGATCGTAGCGCGGCTTATATGGCACGTTATCTAGCTAAGAACATTGTAGCCAGCGGCAAAGCGTCATACGCTACAGTACAACTTGCCTATGCTATTGGAGTAGAACAGCCTATGAGTGTATATGTTGACAGTGACGGAAATAATTTCGAGCTTACTACATGGATAACTACTAATGTAGACCTAACACCCAGAGGCATTATCAATAGATTTGATCTATTCCGCCCAATCTACAGTAGCACAACTAACTATGGACACTTTGGTAAACCAGGTTTACCTTGGGAAGAGTTGGATTTATTCAAGGACTAATATGATAAAGAAATTAATCAATAATTTATTTGGCACTAAACCAGAACCCGCAGTTATCAAAGAGCAAAAAACTAAAAAGACTCCAAAAGAACTGGCCACCGATGCCGGTGAACCTTGGGTAGAAGTCATCAGCATGGAAATTGATAAAAATAATCCAGGACAAGGTAGTTTTGAATTGGATTGGAATGATAAATTTGTAGCCAATTTAATCCGTGCTGGATATCAAGGGAAGACAGATCAAGACCTAGTAGACAATTGGTTCCGCAGTGTTTGCCAAAATGTAGTTATGGAAAACTATGAACAGGAGCAGGCTGATCCGGATAACCGTCCCAACAATCGAAAAGATTTAGGTAATGGTAGAGTAGAGATCAGTTGACTTTGCACTCAATTGAAAGTATAATGTTTACATGAGATACTTACTTGTAGACACAGCAAACACATTCTTTAGAGCAAGACATTCAGCACATCGCCAAGCAGATACTTGGGATAAGCTGGGTTTCGCTATCCACGTAACCCTAGCATCAATCAATAAAGCATACCGTGATCAACGGGCTGATCATGTTATATTCTGTCTAGAAGGGCGCAGTTGGCGCAAAGACTTCTATGAACCCTATAAGAAAAATCGTAGTGTAGCACGTGCGGCACTCACTGAAACGGAACAGGAAGAAGACAAGTTATTTTGGGAGACATTCGATGCGCTCAAGACATTCATCACAGAAAGAACGAATTGTACGGTACTACAACACCAAGAGCTCGAAGCAGACGATCTCATCGCAGGTTTTATCCAAGCGCACCCTGGTGATCATCACACTATTGTTAGTAGCGATACTGATTTTTATCAACTACTCGCTGATAATGTAAATCAATATAACGGGATCAGTGATGAATTACACACACTACAAGGCATCTTCGATAAGAAGGGCAAACCTGTCATAGATAAAAAAACTAAAGAACCTAAGAAGATTCCCGATCCCAAGTTTATACTTTTTGAAAAGTGTATGCGTGGTGATCCCACAGACAATGTATTTTCCGCATTTCCAGGCGTGCGCACTAAAGGTAGTAAGAACAAGGTAGGACTTGAAGAAGCCTACGCTGATCGTAATACCAAAGGTTATAATTGGAACAACCTGATGCTACAGCGTTGGGTTGACCATAACGGTGTTGAGCATAAGGTCTTAGATGACTATCAACGCAATGTTACTCTGGTAGACTTAACTGCTCAACCAGATGATATCAAAGTAAAGATTGCAGAAACTATCGCTGTTGCTCAGGTACCTAAAAATGTCCCAATGGTTGGTGCTCAGTTCTTAAAATTCTGTGGTAAGTATGACCTAGTTAAATTAAGTGAAAATGCTAGCAACATGGCCGAATGGTTGACTGCTAGTTACCCGCAGAAAGATTATGCATGATAGCAGATGGTAAGTTTCTTGCATTAGATTTAGAATTAAACCAACCCAGTGGTAAGATCATACAGGTCGGAGTAGCTATAGGTGATAAGAACACACGCTTTGAAGACTATGTTGTTCGTAAATGGTATATAGATCCACAAGAACCTATCAGTGAATTTATCAACGATCTCACAGGTATAACTGATGCTGACATACGTGCAGAAGCATACAGTCATGAACATGTTGCCCGTGAGCTCAGTGAGCTGATCAAAGAGCATAAGTGCTTTGTTAATCCAGTGACCTGGGGTGGTGGTGATAGTGTGGAATTATTGGCAGAATTCTGCAAAAACCACGCCGATTTCCCGCATTTTGGCCGTCGATGGATAGATGTTAAGACCTGGTACACATACTTGATGCTGACACGTGGTAAAGCACCCAGTGGTGGGCTAGCATCAGCAATGGGCTACTTTAAACTGCATTTCAAAGGTGCGGCACACAGGGCAGATGTTGATGCCGCTAACACTTTGGCATTGTTTTTCAAATTATTGGATAGACAAGCCAAATTGGAAAGTATATTGGACAGTGCAAAAAACATTTGACTTTAAACTAAAACCTAAATATAATAGTAATATAAAGGAAACATATGGCACATATAATTGATAAAACATTTGAATTCTGTTATGGACACAGAGTTTGGACACAGAAACTAAATGGTGAATACGCGGCAGACTTGAAGTGTGCTTGTCGTCACCTACATGGACATGAAGGTAAGATGCAGGTATATCTTAAAAGCCCAACAGGAGAATTAGATCCAACTGGTATGGTAACAGACTTCCGTCACTTGGAATGGTTGAAGAAGTGGATCAACACATATATTGATCATCAGTTTGTTATTGACAAGAATGATCCGTTATACAGTCAGTTGATTGGCGATAAAGTATTATTACCAGTGTATGTTCCAGAAACAACTCACATAGCAGGGTGGAATGTTCGTTTAGATGGTATCAAACAAGATACACCAGAATATGAATACTTTGAAGGATTTCTAATTGTAGACTTTGTACCAACAAGTGAAAACTTATCTAGTTGGATGGCTGAGCTTGTAGAAGTAAAGATGAGTAAGTTGAACGTAACAGTTGACCACATTGATTGGTGGGAAACTCCTAAGTCACGCAGTGTATTTTATAAGTAATGAAAAAAGATGACATCATAGTAACTGTGGCATTCATATTAATGATAGTGTGTTCATTCATGCTATATTATATCATTAGAGAAATTGGATTCAAGTAAAGGAATAGATATGTCAGGATATACTCCAGAACGCTGGGTAGTATTAGAATTTGTAGCACCGGATGAAACGATTCAAAAAGTGTTTGCTGGTTGGTATGGTGGATACTCAGATGGTGATAGTTGGAAGCTCAACAGTGGTAATAAAGCAGAACGAGAACTAGATGACCGTTGGGAGTTTGATGGTTACAGTGGTAGCACTTATGTATGTCACAAGAGTGCATATGGTATGAGTGGATATATGAGTAGTCTGTTATCTGGGTGGTTAGAGCTGGCTAAAAAAGAAAACATTACAATTAATATTTTAGATCGATACGAGAGTAAACAATGACTGTAACAGTATTCATCTTACTAGCATTATTTGGCATCAAGCATTTCATCGCTGACTTCCTGATGCAGTTTGATTACATGCTCCGTGAAAAAGGCATCTATGGTGCTACAGGTGGAGTCCATCATAGCCTAGTACATGCTAGTTGGACATTCTTAATTCTGGTGTTCTTTTGCTCTGATGCAAATACAATTATCGCACTTTCGTTTGCAGACTTTGTCTTACATTATCACATAGATTATTTTAAACAGAAATTGAATAAGGGACTTACAACAGCAGATCGTCAGTTCTGGGTTTGGCTTGGGTTAGATCAAGCTCTGCACTATTTAACTTACGTAGGAATTATCAGTTATGTCACTCTTGGCTAAACAAATTGTAAAAAATAAATGCTGGATCGTTGAAGATGATCTTCACAACAAAGTTGGTACAATATTAGCCAATGATGTAGGAGTAACTTATGTTGATGAACAACAACATCGCGAACAGTTTGCTAGTCTAAAATTACTCAGTGATAGATATAACATCATAGTAGATAAGGCTCCGCCTAAACGTGTTATCACAGAAGCACACACAGTCTATGGATATCCATGTGAACACAATGCCAATAATGCCTTATGGGATGTCAAACACAAGCTACCTATCTTTACCAAAGGTAAAAAATCCAAGAGCTTTTTCTGCGCTGGCTACTATATTATTAAATTTAACAACGGTTGGGTAAAGAGTTACTGCCCAAAATTAATCACACTTAATCGCTATCCTTATGCTGGTCCTTATGACACGCAGGAAGAAATGAAGGAACGATTACGTATCGCTAACGGAGCACTATATGGAACATCAATTAAGCCTGCATCTGAAGAACTTTAATGATCGTATTAAAGTAATGAATCAAACCAATGGTAAAGAGCTAACGCTTACGCCATTGGAAGCACGTAATATCCACGCTGGTATCTTTGAACTATTAACTAAAATCAACGACCTTACTGAACTCAAACAAGCCAACGACGCAGAATCCTTGGTTTCAGTGGAGATGGATGGTGGTGATTTTTAGTTATATATGTAGTTTATTGGCATAAATATAATGGATAAGGATATATTATGTCAAGACCAAAACCAACGGTTCTATTAGAACACGTTAATAAAGCAAATTACAAAAGCGATCAGATCTTAAACAGTGAAGGTATCTGGGCAGTGTTTTACGACAATCAGCCTATTAACCTTAAGACACAGAACATCTTAGTAGCCTACCCAGGTCCTAAATACAAGAAAGTGTCATTTAGTAACCCAGGTCACGCTATCAATCTAGCTAAGAAACTCAACACCTTATTCAAGTGTGACAAGTTCAGTGTAGTCTTACTTAAAGCTGGCGATCAGATCTATCCCTAATCATGGCACGCACTGCTGAATCATTGCAGAATGTCTGGCAGAAACAATTCCAACAGCATCAATTGAATCCATTCACCAGTGATACAAAACTGGGCATACGCTATCAACGCTTTGACAATCCAGCCAGTTGGTGGCATAATCCCCTTAACCCAGATAGTCTACGCCTAACTCGCCCAGCATTTAACATGCTGAATAAAACTAAAGAAATCAAAAATTGGCATTTCAAACTGCCTACAGAATTGGTTAATCGCAGTTATATCCAATTAGAAAAGCATTTCAAAAGCCCGTACTATATATCTGGTCCAAAATCTATCTATGTATTCGATGAGCGTGATAGTATCATGCTGGCCCTACACGGGTCAAATCTACAACAATATCTTGACAATTTGAGCCAGTGATGCTATACTAGTTTTATGTTTGAATATCTAGGCGCACTATTAGGCATGCACCAAATTGATGGTATGATATCATCGGCCCATGCAGAAGAACCACCAAAACCAGCTATTGTACAAACAGCTCAACCCAGACCCGTTTATCGTGTTCCACGAGATCAGCGTATCGAAGTTATCCGCAAACGTTTCGAGCAACAACGCAAAGACGATGAAAATGCTGTTGACCCCCACGCAGATATGTGGGATCCAAATTGGATCAATAAACCCTAATTTTGGTATTGACAAATACCCCCAACGAGTATATAATAACGAATATATAGTAATTCTGCTATATGTAATGGTCAAGTAAGACCGATAACCTAGGGCAAGTAGGCCCGCTATAAAGGAGAAACATATGAAGAAGAGCCACGCTCAACTTGTCAACGAGCAGTATCTGCAAGCTGACAGTCATTTTGTAACACTACAAGAACGATTAACAGAAGCACTTAGTAAAGCACCAGTATTCAATAATCTATTGATTGCCATGGTTACCGAATTCAAACGACGTAATTTGCAATGGCAGACGTTTACAGATATAGGACTATGTCGAGCTATTATGGTGCCAATGGATCGTATTTTAATTGATACTACAATGCAACGTAGTATTAATCTAAGACATATATTAAAAATCCTACAGTACTTTAAAAGCACAATGGCCATGGCCATTCAGGTATATGAAGACGAAAATAAACCTGGCTACTATATTGCATGGGACGGTCAACATACTGCTATCAGTCTTTATATTATTTTAACTAAGGTATTTGGCGAACGTACTGCTCAAGCCATGGTACCTGTGGTTGTTTATAATGTCAAACACAAATTAGAAATTCGTCGTAACTTTATTTTACTCAATGGCGATGCTAAAGAAGAATTAGATTTTATCGACAAATATAAACAACAGGTTCATGGTGTAAAAACAGATGGCGCTGATGATCAAGAATGGATAGACACTGCACTTAAAAATGACTATCTAGCATCAGCAGGATTGTTTGCCACACATGAAAAATTTGGTGATGAAGATCAACCTGGTGCGTTTACATTATTAGCTGATACAATAATGAGTAAAACTTTAAAGACACGTAAACATCCAGAAGTCACTCGTATGTTTGCTGAATATTGGAGTTACTTGAATCAAGAACGTCCAGTAGTTGCTAAGGAAGCTAGACAGTTGTACGAATACTTTAATCTCTGTCACGAACAAGGTGTTACAGTAGATAAAAGCTATCTATTAGAGTTTGTGGCATTTAATAAAGAATACTTTGGTGCTGACTTTGGGCCAACTGGACCTTTCTGGGATAAGGTAAAAATGTCCTATGAAGCTTGGTATTCACATGCTAACCCGGAAGAATATGCAGAATCTGGCCTACGTGGGTTTACAACAGAAATGCGTACTGGTATTCCATTCTTAATCGCACAACTTAAGAAGAGTACTAAACTACAAACTCCTGTGTTTACTCCTAACAATGGCTTTACTGTTAAAGCAAAGGATCTATGGTAATGTCTACATTCCGTAATCCAAGTAAAGACAAGCTCAAAGGTGCAAGTATTCTTAAAGAACAGGTTAGACTACAATCTAAATGTAAACATAAAGATTGCACCAATGATCTGAGTATATTTGATGGTCCAGGTAGTGATATACTTTGTCGTCAACACCAATTGGAGTTAGTTGAATATGGTGGGTATGGTAAAATTAGTAAATTACATACCTTTCATAGATCAGATGTTTGCGAATGTTGTGGACAGGATATTAACGAGGATCCTCGATGGGCTAAGTGCGAGAGTTATTTTGGTGCAGTGCTCACAGACAAGCAAAAAAGCGAACAAAAACGTCGGTACAATCACGGTGATCATGATTTTCGTCGAGCAGATGGCGGTGATGATACATCAGAAAATACCAATGCTTTCTGTTCTTTCTGTCATTGGTACAAGACTGTACTTTATAATGACGGCAGAAAATCCGACGCTAAAGAGTAAATATGAATATGCGTATCAACGAAGTTATACAGAACTCTTATCCCTGGCTTAATATAGCTGAGCAGGCATTTGCCAGCTTGAATATACCTTATGTAGCACCATATAAGGCCACAGTCAAACAACTGCACCAAGGTACTGTGGGTAAGCATCGTGGCTTATATCTCATCCACAGCGAAACTACTCCTCCAGTGTTTTATTATCTAGGATTAGCTAAGAGTCCTACTGCTACTATACGTGGACGTTTTCAACCTCACTATGCCAAACTTACTGTAAATTTTCCAGCACTGTATGGTGGGCTAGTATCTAAGAAAGAAACACAGTGGCAGTTTCCTCGAAACTGGCGTAAAGGTGTTCGTCAACACTTCTTGGACAATCCTGAAGATATTCCAGACTATTGGAAAGGACGTCAGAAGCACGACATCATTGAACCCATAAACCATGACTGGAAACCACAGTGGAAAGCTGGGGTTGCAGTTGATGCTCTTCCAGTACTAGCATGGGATTTAAGTGCCCTAGAACCCAAACAAATTGACGACTTAGAAACAGCTATGATCCGTGGATTTAAGCCTGTTTTTAACGGCTCAAAGACTCAAATTTAACTTGACATTTAGACTATCTGATGCTATAATGTTTTTGTAGTGGATAAGCGAGGTGCTTATTCGTATACAAACAACATAACTATATAAGGAAATTGACCTATGGTAGTATTAAAAACAGAAGCAGAGGTAGAAAAAGAAACGTTAAAGATTACGAAAAAACTATTGTCAGACAGTAGTAAATCAGCACTTAGAAAAGTAATATATGGTGTTTTATGGTGTAATTTTGGAGTATTTCCAAAGCAACTAACTAGAAAAATCATGGATAGTGTTGCCGCTCAAGTCGGCGGAAGGTACGTTCATAATGAAAAAGGCAACTCTAGAATAGTAATCTAATCAAAAATAGGGCAGAAATGCCCTATTCTTTTATCTATAAAATCAACGACTTACACTACCCAAAATATGTCTATTTTGGTTGACTTTTTGGTAAAACTCCTGTATAATGTTTACATACAATAACAAAACGGAGCAATATATGACAACAAAAACAACAGATTTACAGTGGGAAATTCAAGCATACGGTATGTCAAAAGCAGAGTTAAACCGTATGGTAAAAACACAGGCTTTTCCAGGACAAGAACTTATGTTTGCCGCAGGTATGTTGAGTGATGCCCAACAGGTATTAGACCCAGAGTTTAATGCTGATGGTTGGGTTAGTCCAGACGTTGCTAATCAAGCACGTCAATATATTAACTGCGCCAAGGCGATCATGTTTGATGTTATGGACCCATCACGTCGTGGTGTAATGAAGGAGACTGTATAATGTTAACTCAATTAGATCAACTGTTAGATGCTATCAAAGCCGACTACAAGCGTTGGATGCCGCCAGCATTTATGGATGGTACTGCTAATACTAACCGTCAGGCAATAATTGACGAGTTCTGTGCTCGTATCCGTGTTACTGAAGGTAAGAAGTATATCAAGGTCATCCAAGGTACCAGCGTTTGGGGTTTCATCGTTAAAGAAGATGGTGGTAAATTCCGTAAAGGTGACATCTTAAAAGCCGCAGGTTGGAATGCTCCAGCAATGAATCAAGCCCGTGGTAATATCCTAGACGGTGGTTACACCGTCCAATGGACAGGACCTTTATACCTATGACACCACAAGAACAAGAAATCATTGACGCTATCTGGGGAGAAGATGCCTCAGAAGTGGACAAGGACCAAGCCACACAGGTAGTAGAAGGTATCTTTATCATGGCCGATATCATGAAGGCCCGTATGGAAGCGGGCAAGATTGCTTACGTTCCACTAACGGATTGGTTACATTAAAAACAACTTGACAGATGGTCAGTTTGAGTATATAATAGTCTTGTTATCGTTAATTAAGAGAGGGTTAGACAAATGGCAGTTTCAGAAAATCGTACCGTAACCTCAGAAGAAGCACGTATTGCCCTTCAACAATGTTTTAAAACTAAACGCCCAGTTTTCTTATGGGGTCCTCCAGGTATTGGTAAATCAGAATTAGTTGCTAGCATGGCTGAAGAAATGCAAGGCCATATGATTGATCTACGCTTAGGACAAATGGATCCAACAGATATCCGTGGTATTCCTTTTTACAATAAAGAAGCCAACGTGATGGATTGGGCACCGCCAATCGAATTACCAACAGAAGAACTTGCTAGTCAATATCCTGTTATCGTGCTGTTCTTAGATGAGATGAATTCGGCGGCACCTAGCGTACAATCAGCGGCTTATCAGCTGATCCTTAATCGTCGTGTTGGTAAGTATAAATTGCCAGACAATGTAGTTATGGTGGCGGCAGGTAACAGAGAAGGCGACAAAGGTGTTACTTATAAAATGCCTAGTCCGTTGGCTAATCGTTTCGTTCACTTGGAAATGCGTCCAGACTTTGATGCTTGGCAACGTTGGGCAGTACAGAACAACATCCACAAAGACGTAGTAGGTTACGTGTCATTTGCTAAACAGGACCTGTTTGACTTTGATCCTAAGTCTAGCTCACGTGCTTTCGCTACACCACGTAGTTGGACCTTTGTTAGTCAGCTGTTAGAAAGCGACTTGCCTACTAACATCGAAACTGACTTGGTAGCAGGTACAGTTGGTGATGGTACTGCGGTTAAGTTTATGGCACACCGTAAGGTAGCGGCTCAGATGCCTAACCCAACTGACATCTTAGATGGTAAAGTTAAAGAGCTTAAGGTTAAAGAAATTTCAGCTATGTATTCATTGACAGTAAGTATGTGTTATGAACTTAAAGATCTTAACAGTAAGAAAGAAAAGATCAGCTCAGATGAATGGCATGAGAAAGTAGATAACTTCTTCAAGTTCATGATGGAGAACTTTACTACAGAACTCACTGTTATGGGTGCTCGTGTAGCTCTTACTGTTTATAACTTACCATTTGTTCCTAATAAACTTAAAACGTTTGATGAATTCCATAAACGTTTTGGTAAGTATATCGTCCAAGCGGTAGCATAACATGGGCATGACCCTTAAACGAGGATTGTTTAGGGTTAAGAAATTGGATGGGCGCCACAGTGCCTATCCACATTTCAGCCATTATATCGAGGAAAATCTATGGCGTAGTGCCCGTACAACTTGGGCAAAAGGTAATCAAGCCAATGACTATCAAGACTACAACTTCTTCACTCTCAGAGAATGGTTCTGGACCAATTTAGGACCAAGTAAGGAGTTTAGATACTGGGCCGCACACACTGCTCCAAACGTGACCCCAGCTAATCGTAGCAATAATGATCAATGGTGTTGGGACACTGAGTTTGGAAAGCAACGGTTCTATGTCACTCCAATAGCACTAACTTACTTCAATTTGCAGTGGATGTAGCTTGACTTTTGGTAAATTTGAGTGTATAATATACATATTACAGTTAGAAAGTGACTAGACAAATGACAACAGCAACTACAACAGCACAAAAAGATAAAAGTTTCGCAGGGATCAAAACTAATCCCGAAACAGATAGAGCAGTACGTGAAAAAATCGTAGGTGCTCGTATCGCACTATTACTCAAGGCACCATTTTTTGGTAATTTGGCTACACGATTACGTTTAGAAAACGCTGATGAGTGGTGTCCAACTGCGGCAACAGACGGACGTAAACTTTACTACAATTCAGAGTTCCTTAAAAAAATGCCAGCTAAACAATTAGAATTTCTAATTGGGCATGAAGTCCTACACTGTGTTTATGATCATATGGGTCGTCGTGGTGAACGCGATCCACAACTTTGGAATATCGCTGACGACTATTGCGTAAATCAAGACTTGTTAGATCAACGCATCGGTGAACGTATTCCAGTTGGCTTATATGAACCAAAATATCGTGGTTGGTCGGCTGAAGAAGTCTATGATGATTTAGAAAAGAACGCAGACAAAATCGACATTGATGATCTATTAGACAAACTCCTAGACGAACATTTGGATGGTGATGGTGACAGTGGCGAAGGCGAAGATGGTGACGAAAAGAAAGATGGCAAAGGTCGTCCAAAGCTATCAGAAGAAGAACGTAAACAGATTCGTGATGAGATTAAAGAAGCCGTAATGACTGCCGCTCAGACCGTAGGTGCAGGTAACTTGCCTAGTGGTGTTAAACGCTTGATTAAAGACCTAACAGCACCGCAACTCAATTGGCGTGAATTATTACAACAACAGATTGTCAGCACTATACGTTCAGACTACACATGGTCACGTGTAAGTCGTAAAGGGTGGGATATCGATGCTGTACTACCAGGCAATGATGTTGAACGTGAAATTGATATCTGCGTAGCGATTGACGCATCAGGTTCGATGAGCGACTCTATGCTAAAAGATATCCTAAGTGAAGTTAAAGGTATTATGGAAAGTTATAATAGCTTCAAACTACACTTGTGGAGTTTTGACACAGAGGTATATAATGCCACTGTGTTCACACAAGAAAACTTAGATGAGATTATGGAGTGGGAAGTTGGTGGAGGTGGTGGTACTATATTTGAAGCTAATTGGGAGTATATGAAAGAACAAGACATTGCTCCTAAGAAATTTGTAATGTTTACGGATGGTTATCCGGGAATGGGTTGGGGTGATGAAAACTATTGTGATACTCTGTTTATTGTACACGGGTCTACTACTATTGAAGCACCCTTTGGCCTTACTGCATACTATGATTTGGATAAAGGAACTAAGTAACAGTGCTTAAACACGGTGAAGTTAATCCTTTAAATGTACACCAATTGCGCCGTGTTAATCACTGCCCTCCTCACTTTGAACAGGTTATTTTTGAACCTTATATCACAGCAAAACAAGTCACAGATTGGCTATACGAAAATCTCGAAGGACGGTTCTATGTTGGTGACATAGATGTAGCACGTACTCCTGGCGGTAAGCCCATTGACCGCAATCTACTAGTGGCATTTGAATTAGCCGCAGAAGCTAGCTATTTCAGTCTAATACTACCTACTATAAATACCGTCTAAAGAAATTTTACCATCGGTCATTTAGTTGTTAAATAAAATTGTCCCCTAAGGAGAATTTAACAAATGGCCAAGAAAGAAACAACAAAACCAGTTTCAAGTGCAGCACCTGTAGAATCGGTGGCTCCACAACAACCAGCACCTAGTCTGACATTACAAGATCTAGTGCTAGTAGCACAAATCATCCAACTTACTACTCAACGTGGTGCGTTCAAAGCTGAGGAATTAGCTGACGTTGGTGGCTTGTATAACAAACTAATTACTTTTTTACAAAGTACAGGCGCATTGACGCCAGCAGCACCAACCGAGGAAACAAACTAAAATGATTAAACACGTAGGTAAACACAATCAACGTAGAGTTGCTATTGTCTACAGAACAGTTCCAGATGAAGACCATATGGCATTAGTAGTATACACAGACGCATTACCACAGATGGTACACGATGAAGCTATGAAGGTATTAGAAAGCGAAATTGGTCAAAATGCTAAGGAATTAGCAGACGCACTATTCCGCACTACTATGGCTGACGGTACTAACTGTCTAACAGCATTACACAAAGGTGGTTGGTTGAAGAAGGTTCCAACAAACCAAGTTATCGTAACTCCGACTGCTAAATCAACTTGTCGTTTAGATGAGTTAAATGCACTACTTGAAAAGATTGAAGCAGGTGGTGATGCGGCAGCTACACTAGCTGACATGGACAAAAATCGTGGTATCCGCGGTGCTAATCCAAATGTTAAAGAAGGTCGTGAATTAGGTCAACCAGCTGTTGATCCAACAAGAACTACAGCAGGCGATCTATCCGGTGATGTATTAACAGATGATGTTCTAGCAAATCAACGAGTTGATCAAGCTCATAAGTTAGAAGCCGAAGCTAAGGCATTATTAGCAGAAGCTAAACGTTTAAAACAAGAAGCTACTCAACTTTCACAACCTAAGGCTAAGAATGTCAGAGCAACCAAAAAAGCCACAGCGTAATAAAAAAGGCAGTAAGAAGATTACACTCAATAACGCTAAACGCTGGAAAGACATAGTTGAAGACGTGGATAAACGTCAAGTACCAATCAGCATACTTCAGAACATCGAAGTCAAACTAGTTGATGGTACTAAGATTGATATCGACGTCAAGAAACTATTACAGGAAGGCATGGATCCAACGGAAGTTGAAGAAATGCTGGATGACAAGTTTAACCAACTTGATCAGTATATCGATAATGTAGACTTCTTGATTGACATTGACAAAGTGGTAACCACCGTACAACCAGAAACAGACAAGGTATTGAAAGGCCTATGATTTGCAGTATATTAGCAAGTACAAACTTAGGTGGAATAGGCAATAGAGG